GAAGAAGAAGACTATTGAAAACTCAAAGTGCGAAAGCAAAAGGCCGAAGATTACAACAGTGGGTTCGTGACCAACTCATAGAAAAACTTGAAGTGCATCCAGAGGATGTTGAATCTAGGTCAATGGGTGCAGGCGGTGAGGACTTGATTATGGCGAGGGCTGCAAGAGAGAAGTTCCCTTATTCTGTTGAGTGTAAAAACCAAGAAAAAGTAAACGTGTGGGAATCATATTCTCAGGCAGTCGAAAATAGCAAAGACTATGAACCAGTGGTTGTTATCAAACGTAACAATCATAAACCACTTGTGGTAGTCGATGCCGAATATTTTGTAGGACTGCATAAGGGTGATATACCAACATAAGAATTTTGTTTTAGACATGAACGGCCGTAAAGCAAAACTTTACAGAAGTGGTCGCTTGCAATTTATGGGTGACCATTATGTTGCAATCACTATGTTATTACAACTTTCAGATAATCACCAAGACGTTAGGGAAAAGTTTCGACAACAAATCGAACAACGTGAGAAACCCAGATTCACTTCCACAGAATACACTGCAAAAAAATAATCACACCTATGCAAAAATAGCACTACAGATTTTCCATAGCCGCAACAGTTATGGCAGTGTTACTGTTATAAATAATTGCGTAATAAACCATTACACTTTAACCTAAAAGGAACTCGCCGAATGTGGCCTTACACCGAAGAAGAAGCGGACTATCTCAGTTTGCGAAAAATTACAAAAAAATAATACAGGGGTGCATTGCACCCTTTTTTTATGCGTGGAGTAATAATATGTTAAGAATATTGACTGATTTGTTTCAACAGAGACAAGATAATAGGGGAATTGTTAATTATGTTCGCACCGAATGGAATAACGAAACCAGACACCTATCAAACGAAGACTGTATAGACTTTTACAACAACTATTTAACAAACAAAGGGAGACTCAAACGATGAGTATTGGATTAGTACTAAGACACACTTATGAAGAGACTTGTGAAATCTGTGAAAAGATTGCACACTTCTTTAAAATTGCTGGGAAAAAATGGAATGTATTTTTTACCAGAGTTGGATATGCAAGAGCGGCTTCGCAACTTGCATCTCAAGGATATTACGAAGAAGCGAAAGCTTTGATGTTGGAGAAGGATAAATTAAAATGAGGAAGATTTTAAAATGGTGGAACACTCGACACATTCGTGCAGTTGAGTCCTACCTTGCAAAATCACATGACTTGGTAGACTTAGAACGCAGACAACAGGAACTTGCTCGCAAAGGGATTTATTAAACTTTTGTGAAATTTTCTTGACATATTCATTACAGAGTGGTATTGTGTCTATATAAAAATAAGAGGGAAAATCACTTCCCTCTTTTTTGTATGGAGAAACTACTATGGAACTAGTAACTCTCTGGATGGCAGTTGGTTTTCTATTCGCTGCATATTCAGTAATTGCAAACGATTCTGTACAAACTCTTGGTACATGGATTGCATCAAATAACGAAAGAGTAAATTGGAAGGTGATGTGGGTAGCTGCGTCATCTGTTTTATTATGGGCATTATGGTATGGTTGGTATATGTACGGTGGTGATATATCGTATGGTAGACTTAACAAAATACCATTTCAAGAGATACAATGGTATCATGCCCTCGCACCTGGCCTACTGTTACTTCTGACTAGGATAGGTGTTCCTGTCTCAACTTCATTTCTAGTATTGTCTGCATTCGCTTCAACATTCGTGTTGGAGAAGATGTTGATGAAATCCATGATGGGATATGCAGTTGCCGCTGTGGCCGCATACGCATTGTGGTTGGGTATCACTAAGATACTGGATGAAGATAAACCAGTAAAAGAAGAACACAAGAAATACTGGCGTATTGGACAGTGGTTCACTACAGGTTTCCTTTGGTGGACTTGGTTATCACATGACATGGCAAACATTGCCGTGTTTCTACCCAGAGAACTTCCTGTAGACTTGATGGTTATTATCAGTGCAGTATTTGTTGCCGGACTGTGGTGGATGTTTAGAGAGGGTGGTGGTAAGATTCAGAACATCGTTCTGGAAAAACACAACACTCGATATGTCCGAAGTGCAACAATCATTGATGGTGTCTATTGGATTATTCTATTCTTCTTCAAAGAACTAAACGATATTCCTATGTCAACAACGTGGGTATTCGTAGGACTTCTTTGTGGTAGAGAACTTGCAATGGCGACAATGACAGGTAAAGAAAAGTTCAAAGTCGTATTCCCTCTAATTGGTAAAGACTTCCTCAAGATGATGGTTGGACTTGCTGCATCTGTGGGTGTTGTACTTGCAATTCACTATGTCATAGTACCAAACGGTCTATAATCTAAGGAAACCCACGATTCGCAAGTGATTCGCTCGATTCGTGGGTTTCTCTCATTTTCCCCCCCAAAAAAGTCCAATAAAATCAACGGTTTAAAAAGGCCCTTGACTTTGTTCTCAAAACATCGTATAGTGTATATGTAATTGAGAGAAAGGACTTCAAATGACAAATCAAGAAACAATTTTTATCGGTGCCGACAACGGTGGTATTGAAGTTTACAAAGGTGTTGGTAACAAGGTTGGGTTTGCAAAGACCGCTAAGATGCTTGCATATATCCTTGATACCCACAAGATTTACGGTGAAGTGATGTTCACAAGTAGCATGGACTTTGCCGATGAGTATGGGTTTGACCACTATGATGGTGCGAAGAACCTTTGGAATGATGCTGTTGAGATGAGGGTTTAATTATGGGTTACTTTTACGATGATTGGAAGGACAAAAAGATGTTTGTCGAAAATGCAGAAGGCCAGTTTGTTATGAATTTTGGTGAGGCAGAAAAGGGAATGATTGAGAACCTTGAAAATGCAGTCATCATGCTCACAGAGGGTGCATCTGATGAAAAGAGGATGGCCGTGAATACCATTCAGTATTATGCAGATATGCTGAAAAAAGGTAAACTTGAAGTGAAGTGGAATATCTCATAGGAGTAGAAATGTTTAACAATGTAGGACATCCAATCGAAGGTTGGGCAATTCTGAAATGTGAATCAGACAATCAACCAGAAATTGTTTCTTTGCACCAATGTTTAGGTAATGCAGAGGAAGAAAAGATGGTTCTGAATGAAATGGCCGAGGGTACAGATACTACCTTTGTAGTAAGAAACACTTTTGGTTGCATGATAGAAACGGTCTAAAAACTACTTGACATTGTTGTGATAACATGATAGCATATGTATAGAAAGTGAGGAAATATTATGAGTTTAAAAGTTTTAGAGTTTGAAAATGATGATGCATTGAATACTAATGGTTATCATTATATTAGTAGTGTTACTACCACTTATGACAAGTTGGTAGAGATTTTTGGTAAACCAACATACACAGATGCAGACCCATATGAAAAGGTCAATGCAGAGTGGACTATCGAGGCCAAGGTTGTCGATGGAGATGATGACCCAGATGATTATTATTACAAGGGGTTCACCGTCTACAATTGGAAAACTGGTTATGTTCCTACTGAGGAATACGAGTGGCACGTTGGTGGTAAAGATTATGAGTCAATGGAGGCTCTGCATGAAATCTTTGAGAATCACATAAATAAATCTAAAGGATAAGATGTTATGATAACAATTACTACCGCAGTAACAATCACTATGATTGTGACAATGTTCGCCTTCTACTTTGGTCAATACCTTGGTAGAAACGACAAGGTTGAGGTATTGGTAGATTCGATGCTCACACGTTTGGAGAAAGATGGTTACATCAAAACCAAGAAGAACGAAAAAGGTGAGACAGAATTAATTCCAATAAAAGACTTGACAAATGGTGGATAATGTTATAATATGAGTTTGAGAGTCGGAATTAAGGTTGGTTGGCCCACTTTGAAAGTTCCAAATATTATGGTGTGGGGATGCAAGTTTCCGACTCTCATTTTATTATGTTGGAGATTATGAACAAATACATTGGAATGACATTGATACTTGGATTGAGCGGTTGTCCGACTTGGGCGCCTGCATACGAGAACCAAACCCCATGTGATTATGAACATCTAGTAAACTCTTCATACATATATACAATTCAGAATACAAAAGAATTCAAGAAAGAGGTGTTTCCTTATGTCGAGGACACCAGAAAATGTGTTATCACAATGTGGGTAACCATTGAGGATAAGACATACCCAGCACAAGGTAGTTATGTATTTGGGCCTGATATGACAGAAAATCAGGCGTGTGAATTCGCAGAGAAGAAAGCGAAAGAACAGGTAATACGAGAAGTGTCACCTGTTAAGTTGTCTTCCAACACTGACCTTTCATGCATCAAGAAAGATGTTGTGGAAGCGCCAAAAGAGGAAGTCGTTGTTAGTAGTAAGGTTGTCAAGGCTGACGATTGGTCGATAGATTTCAAACCTATCAGACAGTCTTATAGTCCAGACCCAACTTACTATTATGGAAACTACGACAGTGGTAAGGTTACTCTTAGTAGTGTACTGTCGTTATTGTTAGGGGGTATGTAATGTTTAAATTCATATTCGGTATTGTTGTGGGTATTATTCTTGTCACCTATTACCCAGAAATTATAACAACCACCACTGATTGGTTTATCAACAGTGGCGCTCGTGACGAAGTAATCGAAACTCTAGAAGGGATGAAATGATGAAAAATGTGATTATGATTGGTGCAGTTGCATCTTTACTTGCGGCGTGTTCTAGTACAAAGAATGTCGCAGTGATGGACTCACCACCACCACACTCTGGTGTTGATAAGGAAGTTTATGAGTACAAGGCCAAACTTGCAAATCAACAGGTGAAGGCGATGCCTGAATGGTATACTAAAATTCCAGAAGATGAAGAGGCGATTTTTGCAGTTGGTACTGCCGTATCACCAGACCTACAGTTGTCTAATGATATCGCAATCCTACTTGCAAAGAGAACACTTGCTGACCGTATCAATGGTGAGTTGCGTTCTCAAACAAAGTCGTTTGTGTCGAAGATTGGTACTGATGCAAATGCCTCAGTCTTGAATGAGATTGAGACAGTGACTAAAAATCTGATTGCAGATGTCGATGTCGCTGGTTACAGGGTCAAGGAATCTGATGTTGTAGTAAACGGTACACAGTATCGTGTTTACGTTCTGTTGGAGTATTCCAGTGCAGAGGCAACCAAGATTCTTATGAATAGACTAAAACGAGAGAAACAATTGTTGTCTAAGATTTCTGCACTGAACGCCTTCAAGGAACTTGATGCACAGGTGACTGAAAAGAAGAACAGTGATGCAGAGAAACTTGACAAGATTGTGGACACATTAACCACAGAGGGATAAATGGAAGTAAGGGTCAGAAAGGGTAGAGATGGTAAACCAGATGTCAATGGTGCCATTCGTGTACTAAAGAAGAAACTTATGAAGGAAGGGTTCTTTCAAGAACTGAGAGCCCGTGAATCTTTCATGAGTAAAGGTGAAAAGAAACGCAAACAAAAGGCCGCAGGCCGAAGACGTTGGTTGCGTAAACAGGCAAAACTGAAAGACGAGAGAGGTTACTAAAATGCCAAGACGTAAAATGACACCAGAACAAAGAGAGGCCGCCGCAGAACGGTTGCGTCTTGCAAGGGAAAAAAGGTTGCGTGAAAACCCACCTAAGTATTCTAATATACACCCATCTGTTTTGGCGTTACCAGATGAACATCCGTTCTCAAGAGCGATGGTCACAAAGTATATCAAAACCCAGAAGGAACAACTTCCTTCACTACGGGCGGCGATACGTCAAAAGGTAAAGGGTGCAATCGCAAAAGAAGCATCATGTAAGGCGTACATTCGACACTGTGAAACGTACTTACGAAATGGTGATTGGTGCGATAACTTCTATGGTGAATACCAAGAGAAGAAAGTTAAGTGGGTGACTGTTGTACCTGCTGGTCGGAAGGTGGATGATGACGGATGACGGACAGACTAACAATATTGTGCAGTTCCCAAAGAAGTATGTGGGTATTGCACCGAAAGTGACAAACTTTGATGCGATGAGACTGAACAAAGAGTTACAGTTCGCAGATGAGTTGACGGATGGAATTATGGTTTCGATGATACATAATATGGATGAAAATGACGTAGAGATTTCCGAAGGTAAGTTTATACAGGATATTGCATTTTTGTCTGAGGCTATCAAAGCAACCATATACAGAGACAGAGGGTTCACTCATCCTTTTCAAAACTTGATTGAATTGATTGCAAATGTGAGTTATGATGAAAAGGAAAAGAAGCACCATGTGGATATGGACATGGAATTGATAAGAGAATTATCAGAAGACTTCACTGAGGATGATGACCCAGACAAGGCATAAGGTGATAATATGATTTTAGTTGATATGAACCAAGTGACGCTTTCTAATCTGATGATTCAGATTGGCCGCAACACTGAAGTTGACCCAGACATGGTTCGACATATGGTTCTCAATTCATTAAGGGGTTATCGTAGTAGATTCAATGAAGAGTTCGGAGAACTGGTACTATGTTATGATAACAAAAGTAATTGGAGAAGAGAATACTTCCCAAACTACAAACACGGTAGACGTAAAGACCGTAAGGCATCCAAGTTAGATTGGGGTTCGATATTCGATACCTTACATCTAATCAAACAGGAATTAGAAGAGAATTTCCCCTACAAGGTTTTAGAAGTAGAGAACGCAGAGGCCGATGACATTATCGCATCTGTTGTATCCTACGTTGCAGAAACACCTTCACACTATGAGAAGGTATTGATTGTATCTGGTGATAAAGATTTCATTCAGTTACAGAAACACAGTTTCGTTACACAATACAGTCCGACACTGAAGAAGTTCGTGAACGGTATTGACCCAGACGTATACATCAAAGAACACATCCTAAAGGGTGACCGTAGTGATGGAGTACCAAACTTCTTATCACCAGACAATTGTTTTGTAGATGAATTGCGTCAACGTCCTATCTCAAAGAAGAAACTGGCGACATGGATTGACCTTGCACCAGAGGACTTTTGTAATGAAGAGATGTTGCGAAATTATCAACGCAACAGAAAACTGATAGACTTAGAGTATGCACCAGATGAGATTAATAAGGCCTGTGTGGATACCTATCTAAATAGTTCGGTAAATGATAGAAGTGGTCTATTAAACTACTTCATTAAACATCGACTAAAAAACCATATGGAAAATATTGGAGACTTTTAAAATGGCAGTGAATACATATACACCTCTTATTCATGAGGTGCTGAAGAAAGTTCATAATGCAAAGACTAAAGAGAAAAAGGTTGAAATCCTTAGAGATAATAATAGTGATGCATTAAGAATAATTATAAAGGGTTCGTTTGACCCTAACATCGAATGGATTGTACCAGAAGGTGACGTTCCTTACAATAAGAATGAAGCCCCAGATGGAACTGAACACACTTTACTCTTTCAAGAGTCAAAGAAGTTGTGGAGATTCATCAAAGGTGCAGACACGAAAACACCCCAATGGAAGAAGGAAAATATGTTCGTTCAGATGTTGGAAGGTCTGTCTCAAGGTGAGGCAGAAGTGGTGATTGCCGCTAAAGATAAAAAACTACATCAAGTCTACAAAGGACTTTCAGCGGCTGTTGTAAAAGAAGCATTTTATTGGAATGATGAATTTTATAATCCAAGTAAGTAAAACTTCTTGACAATACGGTACTTTTAGGGTACTATGATTAAAGACTTGGTAATGAAGTTGTAATGATGAGAACGGAACACTACTCCTCTCTCTCTCTCACTTGAAGTGTTCTGATTCGACAGGTGATTCGCTAAAGTCTTAGGGGGGATGAAAATCCCCCCTTTTTTATTGTCCTAACTCCTTGAAATATAAGGGAAATATTTACTCCTTGACATTGTTATCAAAACAGAGTATACTATAGGTATAGTAATGATGAGAAAGAAGGTTTAAATGAATTACGTTACTGCAAATGGAGGCAACAAAGGTCAGAGAAAACTCTGTGAAGATGTTGCTAACTTTATGATTGGTAAATTGATGCCTAGAATGAGAACTCTGGATATCGAAATCA